ACGCATCGTCTCCTCCTAGTCTATCAGGGTGTGGGAATAACATTACCCAACCAACACCTAAAGCACCAGCATCCATTATATCTTTGTGAATCTTTGCAAGTGTATCTCTAGGCAGGGGATATCCACCTTGTTCATCTAGGAATTGTTCGTCTATGTTGAGGATTGTAAAGTATCCAGTAGGTTCTGGAGTTGTAACAAGAGCATCAAAAGTCTTGAGTCTCATTACTTCTAGTGGTACAAGGTTGAAGAGGAGAGGTAAAGTTAGTAGAGTTAATAAGGTGATTGCCCACTTCATGTTAGTCTCCTTGTGTAATTTTAATAGTAGAGTCTCCTCCACCATTAACTATAATCTGTGTGCTCTTACCGTTTTGTATCATAATAACGGTGTAAGCATTTGACTTGTCTAAGTCTAATCTTATTGTATCTTCTAAAGTTTTATAAAAAGTTATAAGGTTATCTGTAAGAAAAGTATTTATTTGTGTAGTAGAATCGTATCCTACTTTAGTACCTTTTAAATCTAAGCTAGTATTTAAAATAGTTTCTGTCTGGTCTAGCTCATTTACATCTGCTATTACATCTAGCAAGTCTTCTAAAAAATTTACATCAAGATAGTTTATATCTAACTCTGTAAATTCAAGCTCATCTCCTGCTAAGTAATCTACTTCTAAATCATCGAACTCCAGAAAGTCAACATCCAAAATGTTAGTAGTATTGCCGTTTCCATTTTCTCCTTGAACACTTAGATTTTCCTTTGGTGGGTTAATGATTAACATGTTATCAATTAACTCAAGTGTCAAGTCAAGAATAACGGGGTTACTCGGTGCAGCTTCAAACATTGAAACTGTAGTAGCTTGATAAGGCTTGTTAAGAATCACCTGTCCCATAGCTGTCGCAACAACTATTTCTCCACTAGGTAAACCGTCATTGTCTGGTAATAATATAACTAAACTACGACCTAACTCATCTACAGTCACAGTAAAGTCTGTACCACGTATACCAATCGTAGCACTAGGAGTGTTTATAGTAATGTTTTCTTTATCTATGGTGGCTAACTTACCAGTAATAAACCTTGCAGTTCCACTAGCAAATTGTAAAGCCATCTTAGATTTAGATGGGTCAGGGTCATAGATAAATTCATCTATAATTAATTCAGAATGCTCAGTCAATCTAACTTGGCTGTCATCTAAAAAAGTAATGCCCAATCTCCCATTAGAAGTTTGGACATTATCGTAGCTGTTTATGTCTAGGTCTATAGAAGCTTGATAGGTTTTGTCTAAGTCTTTAGGGACTTCTCTTACAACTTGACCTGCTCCGTTCAGTTCAGTTATGTTACCAATATTAGCAACCGACTGAACTTCCCCCATCGTTCTGGATGACACAAATAGTACCATCAGACCCAGTAGAAAGTATTTTAAGCCAGTCATTATCTAGTGTACTCATTTGATTTATATTAAAAGTTCTGCTGTTACCTGTTTGGTCAAGATAAAAGTACCCACCTGCGTACCCCTGCCCATCAAAGTTTACAGTATTAGAATCTCCGTCTATGTCCATGTAGTTTGTACCACCATCATAGTCTATATCAGCATTAATTACGTTACCGTCTCCGTTAATAATCCAATCTAAATCTGTGTTACTAGCCATAGAACTTGTAGCTAAATCAAGTGTAAAAGTATTTGTACTACCAGTAACATCTACATTAACATTAGAGCCATCAGCTCCATATGTATTAGTAGGGTCTACTTGTATAGTAAAATTATTTGTATCACCATCAAACTCAAAGAAACCTACAAAGTTATCAGCAGTAATGTCTCCTAAAAATTTGTTAGTATCTCCTATTTGATTTACATCAAGCGTCATTGTACCACCGTCTAGGTCTAATGCTGTCATTGAACCTGCAGAAGACAATAGTCCTCCTATCAAGTTAGCCGAACCTAATTGCTCCAAATCTAAATTAGCAGTAGCTCCACTTTGCTCTACATATATCTCGTTGTCAGCCCCGTATGCTACTGATACACTCATCAGTGCAACTAGGCTCATTAATTTTAATGTTTTCATATTCCCAATAGCCTCTATCTATTCCTATATTTATTATATTTAAAACCCCTGTCTCTATTGCCTTTTGCAAAGCTATAGACACACTCTCATTCTCAGCTACACCACCTTCTATCTCTACTAATTCAGTAGACTCTTCGATAAAACGAAATATATCCTGCGAAATACTTGTGGATATAATGCTTTTAGAAACTAATGTTTCTGTTAGCACTTCTCCTGTTGATACTGATACTAACCTTAATGATATAGTCACTGTATCTTCTCTATAAGATTTTGAATTTCCAATCCCTAGATAACGTGCACCAATACCACCAGATTTTAAATTAGCTTCATAGCTAACAACTCCACCTTGAACTAGAATCCCTGCAAATAGCAGAGGCTTCATCTTGTTATCTTCTTCAAACTCTTTACGTGTGCTTCTAATGAGCTGTCTTTCTTTTACTAGGTCATCTAAACCTACCCTTTCAACAACTCTAAAGAACTCTCCATTAGCTGTATGCTTAAAAGCTCTTATTAAAAAAGCTTCTGGTGCTTGCGTAACTGCTGTGCTAAACAAAGCAAAAGTGCTGTTACTTCTACGCTGTCCTGTTAAGTCTCTAAAACTATTAGGATATATAGCTATTGTAGGTTTACTCTTAGCCGGTGGTAAATTTTTTAATTCTTCTGATTGTAGTTCTAAAGTAGAAGTAGACTGTATTTTTTTAGTTAATACTAAGTCGTCATTCTCCCAAATAACTGCACAACTAGAAAGTAAAAGTACCGATAGGCAAAGAAATCGTTGTAGAATTCCCATCACTGTCCGTTATAATTAAAGTTATTATTCCATCGACAACATTATACTCAATAGTATTGCCTTCTAATTCTAGTATGCCACTATCAGAGGGCATCTCTCCAAATAAATTTTCTACTAGCTGTCTAGAAAGCTGAGCATAAATTCTAGATTCTAAGTTTCTAACAAACCTAGCTAAAGTTGTGTTCTCTTTGTCTCGTTCTATCTCATCTTGTAAAGCTTTTATCTCTGCTTTAAGGGCTTGTTTACGATTAAACTCTTGGTTTTGAATTGTAAGATAATGTGAGCTTGTATTAACTCCGTTAAAGCTAGGGCTTTTAAATTTAAATACTACCTCGTCTGACAAACTTCCTATAGAAAAACATACAATAAGTGCACACCAAAAAGCTATACACCAATTACAGTTACGTATAGTTTTGTCGCTTTTAAATGTCGGTACTATTTTCATATCTTTTAAAATAAATTACTAATTACTATCATAGATAACAACATAAAACCTAATACACAAACTTGAACTATTGAAGCTATTGTAATTTGTGTCATTGGATGTATGTCCTCTATTGTATCAATCTTTTCGTTGGTCTTTTTTTCCATCTGCTCTTGCTATTCTATCTACGTCTACTTGAACTCCTAATACTGTTCTACACATAGAGTCTATTCTTATCATATCGTTATCCATCTGTCTTACTCTATCTATTAATGCAACTATCATACTGTGTTGCACATCTAATTTTTTATGTACATCTGCTATTAAATGTTGGAATAATTTCCACACCATCCAACCAGCAGCAACTGCAAAAGCTGCAGGAATACCTACAGTTTCTAACAAGTCCATGAATTGATTAGCGTTCATTACCTGCCCTTTGCTAAACTACCACCAAAGTACATACCTATAATAGCTGATACTAAGTTGGTGTCTAATTGAGTTATTACAAGCCCTTGAAAAGTTATCCACTCAAATATTTCTCTACCTTCTCTAAAAAACAAAAATCCCGGATTCCAATTAGTATAACCTACAGTGACAGATACATCAGGATAATATACAGCTACAAGTTTAGGCAGTAATACAATAGCAAACACAGATGTTAGTGCTATTATTCTTCTTGTCCATGCAAAGCCTTTATCTTTTAACCCATAGTCAAGTGATTGTTTTCTTGCTTTCATTTCAAACTCGCCACGTGTTATAAGTAACTTTTGTTGTTCAGCTTTAGCCTTACGACTTTCAGCCCACACACTCATAAAGCCACCTAACAATGTAGATGCTAACATAGTTACTATTTCAAACGGAAATCCCACTATACCATTCCTGCCATTAAGTCTTCGTATAGTTTTCTAAAACCTTCTAAGTCCATAAAGCCCACGCCTTGTCCTAGTTGGTGTAGCCTATAAAGGTTGTAAGCTGTTTCAAGTTGTGCCTCTGTGTAAAGTATCATTGGTCTTTAAATAAATTTAATTCTTCAACTATTCTATTAGCCCTAAAGTTTCTATCTTTTAAGTTTTTAAAATGAGCTTCTGGGTTTTCTTCTCTTGTTCCATAACTTTTAGGCTTTAACCATTTATTATTAATAGCTTCTGTAATTTCTTGTATGTTTCCTTTTTCAAAAACATCTTTTAGTTCATCTAAATTACGACCACCTATTTGTTCTCTCATTTTACTTTGAGGATTTATTACTGTATCTAAAAAATATTCTAAATTAGCTTCATTAGAATCGTCTAACTTGTTATCTTTTAAAAAGTTTTCGTATCCTTCTTTATGTAATTTAGTAGTAAATTGAAATAGCCCTTGACCTAACTTACTATTGCCAACTTCTTGTTGTTTATGACTATAAGAACCTCTCCAGTTATTACTTTCAACTCCAGTTTCTTTATCTATATTAGCCATAATCCCAACTATAGCTTCTGGTCTTAATTGTTTATTTTCTAAATAACTATAAATACCTAATCTATTCTCTTCAGGAGTTACAATACCACCTTCATTCAAACCTAATCTAGCCATCTGGTCTGAGTAAGGTTGTCCTGTAAAAGGGTCTATTCTATTTTCAGGCTCGTTCTTAACGTTACTAACATTTTTAGAAACTCCTAAACCTTCAGCATAACCAACTCTACCACCTTTGTTAAACTCGCTTCTAAATGCAGGAGAAAAAGAACTTTTAAAGTTTTTAGATTTTTCTTCTCTAGTATTTAATATAGATGCAAAATTTTCAAAACTTTTACGTCTTTTTTTATCTCTTTCTTTAGCTATATTTTGTATAGAAGTATAAGGTTCCAAACCTGTATACTTTTTCATTAAGTTTTTAGTTCCTATTAAAGGTAATTTTCTAGCACCAGTTTCAAGTAATCCTCTATTGTATAAAGTCATACCAACAATATCATTAAGAACTGGTCCGCCTAAATTAGCAGTAGCTGTTGCAGGACTTTGACCATATGCTAAAGCTTCTGTAAATCTAACTACATGTTCTATAGGACCTAATAAACCTACACGTTGATAAGATTTTAATGTATCTTTCCAAGCATCTTCACCACTATCCATACGTTCTCTATTTTCTTCTGATGTTCTCCAATAGTTAGTAGCTTTAGCAACATTAGTAGACATTGCAACAAAAGCAGCTACTTTAGGTGCATTCATAGCTGGATTATTAATTGTATCTCTTGCAAAGTTTTTTAAGATTGCATTACCAAACACTGTAGGGTATCTTAAAAACTGTGTAAAAATATCTATCTTAGGATTAGTCATATAAGTAGGTACTCTTGCAGACTCTCTAGCTGTCGGTAAGATAATAGAGTTAGTAAATCTACCAGCACCTCTAATTAACTGCTCATTATAAAAAGCATCGCTTTGTTTAGCTCCTGCATTTAACCATCTAATACCATCTTCTACATCTATACCTAAATCAAATAACTCACTTCTTAACTTTTGAATTTTTATTGGAGCTATTTCACTTAGTATGTTTTCTCCACCAGTTTTAAACTTATTAAGCTTTGTTAAGTTATCTCTTATTAAATCTTTACCTGTAGAAAAAGATGCAAGTTGCACAGTTTTTGTCCAAGGTACAAGTAAATTAAATCTATAAAATCTTCTTGCTTGTTTTTTAAGAAATTCATTCTGTAAACCTTCGCCAGATATTCTATTAGTAACATCTCCCATAGCTTCATCTACAGCTATAAACACTCTATTCATTTCCTGAACTATTT